GGCGACTCAGGCTCAGCCGCACGCTTCTTCTACTGCGCTAAAGCCAGCAAGGCGGATCGGGATGCAGGATGCGAGGGGTTGGAGGAGAAGCGAAAAGCAGGTGCAGAATTTAGACCAAATCATGCAGAAAAAGCAGAGCAAGGAGAAAACGGCAACCCTTATGGAAGATGGGACAAAACCCGCAACCACCACCCAACGGTCAAGCCTACAGACCTGATGCGCTACCTATGCAAGCTGGTCACGCCACCCGACGGCATCGTCCTCGATCCATTCATGGGCAGCGGCAGCACAGGCAAGGCCGCAACGCTCGATGGCTTTGGCTTCATCGGCATTGAACGTGAGGCCGAGTACATAGCCATAGCAGAAGCACGCATCAACGCAGTGATGACAATCTTCGACACCATCGATGCATGAGCTTCATCCACACGCAAGCAGTAAAGCGGATCAGGCGGATGACAGCGCGAAGGCGCGTAATTCAAGGCGGGACATCAGCAGGCAAGACCTACGCGATACTTGCGGTCCTGATCCATACGGCTGCCAAGACCAAGACCGAGATTTCTGTTGTATCAGAATCCATTCCACACCTGCGTCGTGGTGCGATGAAGGACTTTGGCAAGGTGATGCAGTGGACGAATCGCTGGAGGGATGAGGGATGGAACAAGACGCTGCTGACCTACACCTTTGCCAACGGCAGCACGATTGAGTTTTTCAGCGCAGATCAAGAGGCGAAGCTACGCGGGGCAAGGCGGCAGGTGCTGTACATCAACGAGGCCAACAACATCGAGTTTGAAGCCTACCATCAGCTGGCAATCCGAACCAGCGAGAGCATCTACATTGACTTCAACCCTGTCAGCGAATTCTGGGCGCACACCGAGGTCATGCAGGAGCCTGACAGCGAGCTGCTGGTTCTGACCTACAATGACAACGAGGCACTGCCTGCAACCATCCGCGATGACATCGAAGCAGCGCGCAGCAAGGCATCCACGTCTAACTATTGGGCGAACTGGTGGAAGGTTTACGGCTTGGGCGAGGTTGGCAAGATACAGGGCGTGGTCTTCGACGACTGGCAGCAGGTTGACGGCATCGACTTCGCCGGTGACCGCTTGATCGCTATCGGCCTTGACTGGGGGTACACCAATGATCCGACAGCGGTCGTTGCGGTTTACAAACGAGGCAATGCAATACTGATGCATGAGCTGCTGTATCAAACAGGGCTGACCAACCAAGACATCGCAGAGCAGCTGCGGAAGCTTGGCATCAACAGAGCGTGGCCGATTATCGCAGACAGCGCAGAGCCGAAGAGCATCGAGGAGGTGCATCGCCTTGGCTTCAACATTCACCCGGCTACCAAAGGCGCAGACAGCATAAGGAACAGCATCGACATCCTAAAACGCCAGCCGATGCTCGTGACCAGAGAATCGACCAACTTAATCAAGGAACTGCGCAACTACACATGGGACACCGATAGGACAGGTGCCTCGCTTGGTGTGCCGATAGACCGCTACAACCACGCGATTGATGCAATCCGCTACGTCGCGCTGAACAAGCTATCGGCCAACGCAGGCGGGCGGTATGTCATCATGTAGTACATTTGCAAATATGAAGCATTACGGCATCGCAGGAGCAGGACTGACAGGCAGTGTCATTGCTCGCGAGCTTGCGGAGCGTGGTCATCGCGTGACCATTTTCGACGAGCGCAGCCACGTCGCTGGCAACTGCCACACCGAGCGGCGGCACGGCATTATGGTTCACGCCTATGGGCCGCATATCTTCCACACCGACAACGAGGCAGTCTGGCATTACGTCAACCGCTTTGCTACCATGCGCGACGTGCGGCTTAAAGTCATCGCAAAGGTGAACGATAAGCACTACTCCTTCCCTGTCAACCTGATGACGCTATGCCAAGTTTGGGATCGCGCGTTGACACCAAAGGAGGCACAGCGACTGCTGGACACAGAGAGGCGCAACATCGAGCCACAGAACTTTGAGGAAGCAGCGGAGGCGGCAATCGGCTCAACGCTCTACAAGATGTTCTTCAAAGGCTACACGCAGAAGCAATGGGGGCGTGATCCGCGCACAATCCCTGCATCCGTTTTTAAGCGTCTGCCAGTGCGTCTAAGCCACGATGACAACTACTTCTATCACAAATACCAAGGCATCCCCGAAGACGGCTACACGGCGATGGTAGAGCGCATTCTTGACCATCCCAACATCGACCTACATCTATCCACACCATTTGACAGGCTAAGGCAGTACGATCACGTTGTGTGGACTGGCACGATCGACAGCTTCTTTGACTACCAGCTTGGTGAGCTGGCATATCGCACGCTGACTTTCCGCCATGAGCTTGGCGAAGGTGACATGCAAGGCTGCCATTCCGTCAACTACCCCGAGTATGACACGCCATGGACGCGGAGCGTGGAGCATAAGCACTTCACGCCGTGGGAGAAACATGACAACACGATCGTGACATTTGAGTATAGCAGCGAGTGGCGCAGCGGTGACATCCCCTACTACCCAGTGCGATTAGCCGAGGATCAGGCGGTGCTTGACCAGTATATTGCAATGGCTGAGCAGCTGCCATCGGTGACGTTTGCGGGAAGACTTGGCACCTATCGCTATATGGACATGGACGTGACGATTGCAGAAGCACTTAAAACAGCACAACAACTATGATAATACTTGCAACAGGCGCAAATGCGGCCTATATGCCGAAAATTACGGCATACCTCAACAGCATTATACTGAACAGCAGCTTTGACCGCAACATGTTGATTTTCGTGGGCAACGGTCAACTACCTGAATTGAACATCGAGTGCTACCGATTGCGTCAGGAGGCGATTGGTGCGCCAGCGCAAAATGCCTGCGTTCAGCACGGCGATTGGCTCAACGCTGACGGCTTGCAGCTGGAGGAGAGCGACGTCGTGGTCTTCACCGATGGCGATATGTTTGTGCAACGCGGGATGAGCGACAAGGAGCGCGGCGCGTTGGAAAAGCTTGGCGATGGTGACGTGATGGTCGGTGCCAACCAGTTTGAAGGGCAGACGCTGTTGCAGGAGGCGCACAACCTCGGCTTCACTGGTAAGCCTTGGCACGGCATGCAGGATGAAAAGGTCTGGCGTATGCCAGTCTTCAACACAGGGTGCATCGCTGCCAATGTCGCAACGTGGCGCAACTTGTACGAGCAGTATAGGATTGAGTGGCAGGAGTTCGCAGGGTGCTTTCAGCACTACGCGAAGCAGCAGTGGCTGCTGTCGTACCTGATCAACAAGGGCAGCTACAAGATCAAGAAGATGCAGTTTATGTTCCACCTGCACAATCATGGCCAAGCGTTGCCATCGGGGGCATCGTGGAGCGTTGGCAGGAATGCGCTGACCTATATGGGCGAAACTGTGCTGTTGCGCCATTTCACTAACAACGGAGCAAATTATCCAATATGAGCCTACTCAACCAGATCACCGTTGACCAGTTTCAGCGCATTGTGTCGATCGAAGCAAACGGCATTTATACGACATCCGACAAGAAGATCGGCGTTGTTGCTGTATTGGACAACATCCCGATCGAACAGGTCAAGAAGCTGACCATTGCCGAGGTTAATAAACGATACGGCGAGATCAACGCAGCGAGCAAGGCACTACCGACGCTGGCGGCAAAGCGATTTGCAAAGGTCAGCGGCAAGTGGTATCAGTTCGAGTGGTTCATCGATGAGATCAGCGCAGGGCAGCTTGTGGAGTTGTATAGCTACGACATGACCACCGAGCAGGGTGTAATCGACAACTTGCACCTGATATTGGCAACGCTCTCACGCGAGTGCAAACTATGGAAGTGGTGGCCAAAGGCATACGACGGCAAGGACCACAAGGCGCGGTCCGAGGCAATGTTGCAGATGAAGATGAGCGATGTGTGGGGGTATGCCGCTTTTTTTTTGCAGCTTTCAAAACCTTTGTTGACGATTATGCAGAAGTCTTTGACGGAGCAGCCGACGACGAAGACAACGGCCAAGGCGTAAAGAAACCGAACTATGGATGGGTGGGCGTGGTTTACCGTATGGCAGGAAAGGATGCGCTGCGGATGGATCAGGTGTTCAAGATGCCAGCACGCGAGTTTATGAACGCCTTGCTGCTGATGAAGGCGATGCCGTAAAATGCAATCATTTTGCGCTCGCGATATTTATAAGTATGAGGTTCACCGCAGAGATTGAAGGCAACGTATTAGGCGTCGGCCAAGATGTGACCAAAGAGTTCAGCCTGTCAAAGTCGCCTGATGTCAATAACGCAATGGTTAGGTGGATGGCTGACGTAATCAAGCTGACTGTTCAAGGCATTGAGCGCGTTGATGCCAAGGCTACGCTGAACCTACGCCAGTCGGTTGGCTTCGCTGACTTGCCAATGGAGCAGAAGGTTGCACAGGTGGCGATGGAAATGGCAAGTTACTGGAAGTTCGTTGAGTATGGCGTGAATGGTGTCAGGGGCAACAGAGGCTCGCCGTTTAGCTTCCGCTACATCACACCATCGGCACGGCATGTTGCAGCGATTCGCAAGTGGGCAGACGACAAAGCACTTGGCATCCCTGTCGACGAAATCGACCAAGCTGCCTACAACATTGCCAGAAGCATCAAGCGCAGAGGCATCAAGGGGCGACCATTCCTCAATCCGGTCCTGACAGACGCCAAGATGGACGAGCTTGTGAACAGCATCGCCGAGGTGGCTGGCAAGGAAATAGCATTAAGCATTAACGTATGAGCATATCAATCATTTCATCGCTTCCTTCATTGCTACCTGTCGGCAACAGCGACGTGGTCGTGGTCAGTAGCGACAACACCGCTTCTGCCAACTTTCGCTACGTCTGCGACGTGTCGGGATCGGTTTCATCCGCACGGCTAAAGTGCGACAAGCTGCCAACGACCAACCACGGCTTTTTCGGGGTGAGTAAAGTGGTCGAAACGCTGATCGCTCCAAAGGTCCCACAGCTGACCAGCGGCTGGCAGGATGGTGGTTATGCGGTCAACACCAACCTAACCTTCCGCGAGGAGTATGGCTCACCTCCAACAGTGGCGACAGGAGGCACGGCATCAACATCGCTGATTGCGTGGCAGGCGGCGTTTAGGCAGCAGGACTACGCATCATTTCAGCCGAGCGGCTATCAGGCAAACACTGTGTC